TCTGCCGATGACCCTAATGCGGTGCGCATCCACCTGATACGCGGCGAGAAGCCCGCCCCCGTGGCTGAGGGCGATGTCCCGGCAGTGGAGCAAGCTGACGCCGATCAGGCAAACGCGGCTACACCCGTCACGACCCCTGCCGATGGGGAGGCGGTGTTCGATGCCTGATGTTTACATCGAAGATGTCATCGCGCCCAACTATGACGAACTGCTGGATGATGTTCTCGATCATCGGCACTCGCAATATCTCCTCAAGGGCGGGCGCGGTTCGCTGAAATCATCCTTTATCGGCTTTGCTATCCCGCTGATTATGGTTCAGCCGGGAAACGAGGCTTGCAATGCGGTCATATTCCGTAAGACCGCCAACACCCTGCGCGATTCCGTTTACAGCCAGATGGTCTTTGCCCTTGACAAGCTGGGTCTTGACAGCGAATTTATCTGTCATGTTTCCCCCATGAGCATTACCCGGAAAAGCACCGGGCAGACGATTCTTTTTCGTGGTCTTGATGACCCGATGAAGCTGAAATCGTTGAAATTCCCCAAAGGGTACTGCGCCATCACATGGTTTGAAGAAGCGGACACGTTCGATGGGATGAAAGAAATCCGAAACGTGCTGCAATCTACCAACCGTGGCGGCTCTAAGTTTTGGAATTTCATGTCGTTCAACCCGCCCATCACCCTGAACAACTTTATGAATCAGGAGGCGCTTGTCCAGCGCCCCGATAGGCTGGTTCATTCCAGTACTTATCTGACCGTGCCGCCTGAATGGCTCGGTCAGATGTTCTTTGATGATGCGGAACTGCTACGGCAAACCAACCCCCGCGCCTATGAACATGAGTATCTGGGCATCCCCACGGGCACGGGCGGCGAGGTGTTCAGCAACCTTGAGCTGCGCGAAATCACCGATGCCGAAATTGCGTCGTTTGATTACATCTACGAGGGCATCGACTGGGGCTGGTATCCCGACCCCAACCATTGGAGCAAGATGTGCTACCGCCCCTCAAAGATGACGCTCTATATTTTCGATGAACTGCGCTGCAACAAAACCCCGAATGAGGTTTTCTGGCAGCGCTTGCAGAAAGAAAAGAACGTAACATCGCAAGACCTCATTATTGCAGATAGCGCCGAGCCGAAATCCATTGCGGACTTGAAAGCCTACGGCGCATCTATCCGCCCCACTGAAAAGGGGCCGGATTCTGTGCGGTACAGCATGAAATGGCTGCAATCGTTGGTGAAAATCGTCGTTGACCCCAACCGATGCCCGGAAACGGCGCGAGAGTTTGCCGAATACGAATACGAGCGCACCAAAGACGACGAATTGACCGGGCAATACCCCGATAAGGATAACCACAGCATCGACAGTGTGCGGTACGCGCTCAATCCAATCTGGAAACGGCGCGGCCTGTGAGGTACAGCCCATGTCTATTTTTTCAAGTATCTATACCATGATAAGGCAGGTGTTAGGCAGAGTGATTCCGTATCAGAATATTCAGCAGGTGGAGAACATCGACACCCCGCTGTCGCAGGAGATGCAGATTGCCCTCGAAGCATGGCACCGGGCCTATCTGGACAAGCCCAATTACAAGGGCAAGCAGGTCAAAACCCTCAACATTCCGGCGTTCATCGCGTCCGAGATTTCCCGGCAGGTCACGCTTGAATTTAAGTGGAGCATCACGGCGGGCAAGGATGACAGCACCGGCGAGGACATCACCAACCCGCGCTCGGAGTTTCTGAGCAAGGAGTTTGAGAAGCTGGCTACACAGCTGAGGAGCAAGACCGAGATCGGCTGCGCGGCGGGCGGTATGACGATAAAGCCGTATGTCCGTGATGGGCATATCTATTTCGACTATACCCCCGATTGGGATTTGTACCCCATTGCTTTCGGCGATGACAGCGACCTGTCCGATGTCGTTTTCCGTGATATGTTCTCGGAGGGCAAGACCTACTATTCCCGCCTTGAGCGGCACACCGTCGAGGGCGATAGAATCAAAATCACGCAGCGGGCCTTTAAGTCCAGTTCCCGCGATGCTCTCGGCAAGGAAATTTCCTTGACGGAAGTACCGCAGTGGAAAGACCTCAAGCCCGTGGTCTATGTCAACAACGTAGACGGGCAGCTTTTTGGCTGGTTCCGCGTGGCATCGGCAAACACCGTTGATCCGATCTCTCCTATGGGCGTGGCAGTGTTCGCTAAGAGCATGGACACCATTAAGGAGGCTGACACACAGTACAGCCGCCTGCTGTGGGAGTTTGAGGGCGGCGAAATGGCTATCGACGTTGACCCGATGGCCTTGCGGCCCATTGACGGCGTTATGCGTAACGGCGCAAAGGCTATGGAAACTCCCAAGCTGAACGAGCGCCTATTCCGCGCGGTCGATCTGGGCACTGATGAAACGTATCATGTTTTCGCCCCGACCCTGCGCGATAGCTCCCTTGTGGCCGGTCTGAACCAAATCTTGATGAAGATTGAAGATCAGTCCGGCCTCGCCCGTGGCACCCTCTCCGATGCCAACACAGAGGCCCGCACGGCCACTGAGTTGACTATCCTTCGCAATCGCACCTATACCACTATCGCCGACAACCAGCAGGCCCTTGAGCGGGCGCTGCGCGAGGTCGTGCGGGCGATGGATAAGTACGCCGACCTGTACAATCTCGCCCCGGCTGGCGAATATGAGGTGTCGTTCGATTGGGATGATTCCGTTATCGCCGATACCGAAACCCAGTTGCAGCAGCGGCTCCTCATGCTCAATAACGGCATGATGAGCAAAATCGAGATGCGTATGTGGTTCTTTGGCGAAACCCGCGCACAGGCCGAAAAAGCCCTGCAGGAAGTCCAGCAGGAAAAGGTCAGCGAAATGCAGGCTGCTATGGCTATCCAGCAGCCCAATCCCGACCAGAGCGATGTCACCGTTCCCCCGGATGATGGCGGTGGTGCCGATCAGGATGGGAACAACCCGGCTACACCGTTTGGGAGTGGCCCCGGCGAGGAGTGATGACCCGTGCTGACCCAAAAAGAGCTTGATGCCGCCGTTCGCAAAATGATTGCGAATCTGGATGAAGTCAATCTGTATTTCATCCAGAAAATAGCGGCGCAGATAAAGAAAATAGGCGAGATGAACCCCACCAGTATACACCGCTATGCGATCATGCTGGAAATGGGTGCAGACATCGCCGATATTTCCGGCAAGCTCCAAGCCGCAACCCGGCTGACACAGCAGCAGATGGCCGTTGTGTACAACACCGCCTTGCAGGACAACTTCACTGACCCGCGCTTTAAGGCCGTGCTGGCGGCGCATCCGCTGCCCCGTGAGGAGAATCAGCGGCTCATACAGTATACGCGCAACATCGCCGCGCAGACCTCCGGGGCGCTGCAAAACCTGTCCAACACTACGGCCATATCCGTGCCCTATCAACAGGCCATAGATAAGGCCATTTTGAGCGTGTCCACCGGCATGACCGACTACAAATCGGCTATGCGGCAGACCATCAAAGATATAGGCTGGGCAGGGATGCAGGTGCAGTACGCAAGCGGCTATCACCGCCGCCTTGATACTGCCGCCCGCCAGAACATCATCGACGGGGCTTGCCAAATCGCCCAGCACAGCGCCGACGAAATCGGCAAGGCGCTGGGCTATGATGCGGTGGAGCTGTCCGCGCATCTCAACAGCGCCCCCGACCATGAGCCGGTGCAGGGTCATGTTTTCCTGCTGGCCGAATACGCCAAAATGCAGGCGGGCATGGCCTGCGTGGACGTGGACGGTCATCACTTTACAGGATTCAAGCGTCCTATTGGCGAGTGGAACTGCGGGCACTTTGCCGCGCCGTTCAGCACCGAATACTCGGTGCGCAAATATTCCGACCATCAACTGGCGGCATGGATAACGTCAAACCATGCGGGCGTGACTGTCGGCAGCAAAGAGGGTCTGACCCTCTATCAGTGTTCGCAGATGATGCGGAAAATCGAAACCGATACCCGCCGCTGGAAAGATGTTGCTATTGCGGCGCGGGCCGCTGGTGACGATGACCTGCGCCGTGAGGCACAGCAGCACATCAACGCTCTAAGTACCCGCTATAATCTCATTGCCAAGCAATCCGGGCTGTCACAGCGCCGTGACCGCATGGCAGTGGATGGCTTTAGGGCCATAAAGGTAAGCGCCTGAAACGGCGCTTTTTCTGTGTTATCACGCCGTTTTGGCTGATAAATAAATACCCGGCATTGCAGGGAAATAAATGCGATGGCGCGACGTGCGCGGAGTGGCCGCGCGATTATAAGCTAAATCAATCGCGGCGAAAGGACAATCTTATGGAATTGCTCAAAAATCTGTTTTCTGAGGGCGAGGCGCTGACCTACGACCAGTTGACCGAAAAAATCAGCGCGGCGGGCCTGAAACTCGCCAACATCGCGGACGGTTCCTACGTCAGCCGCGATAAGATGGATTCCAAGGTCAAGGGCTTGCAGGGCCAGATTTCCGACTTGCAGGGGCAGGTCAAGCAGCGTGACACCGACATGGCCGAATTGCAGACCAAGTTGACCGCCGCACAGACCGACGCTGACAAGCTGGCATCCGTTCAGTCCGACCTCGCGGCACTGCGTCAGCAGCGCGAGGATGATGGCAAGGCGTGGCAGCAGAAAATCGCTGCACAGGCGTATGAATTTGCCATCCGCGAAAAGGCGGGCGAGGTCAAGTTCAGCTCCAATGCCGCGAAAAAGCAGTTTATCGCGGATGCCATCGCTAAGCAGTTTAAGCAGGACGAGAACGGCAAGATGCAGGGCTACGACGAGTTTCTGACCCAGTACAAGGCCGACGACCCCGGCAGTTTTGTCGTTGATGAACCCGCTCCGGGCAAGAAGGGCCCGTCTATCACGGTTCCCGCAAAGCCCGACGGCGGTACGCACAAACTGAGTTTGTCCGAGCAGATGGCGGCAGCAAATGCCGATCCCAACTTCGTGCCCGATTTCGACTGATCGAGCTACACCAACCGAACCCCTAAAAAATCAATAGGAGGCAAAACCACATGGCAATCTTTGATTCCAAAAACTTCAATGGTAACGTGTTCAAGCAGTATGTTGACCGCGTTCCCAACCTGAACCGCAACGAGCTGATTAAGTCCCGCGCCATCAAAAAGCGTCAGGACATCGCCGACTCCATGAGCGATCAGGTCGGTGGCAACTACGTCACCATTCCCCTGCGCGGCATCATCAGCGGCGCGGTTCCCCAGAACTATGACGGTTCTACCAACATCACCAGCAACCCCACCAAGACTTTCTCCCACTCCCGCGTTGTCGTGGGCCGCGCGCAGGCATGGACTGAGCGCGACTTCTCCTACGACATCACCGGCGGCGAGGATACTCTCGCTGACGTCGCATCTCAGATCGGTGAATACTGGGAGGAAGTCGATCAGGCCACCATCATCAAGATTCTGACCGGCATCTTCGCTATGAAAGATGCTGAGGGCGTGAAGTTCGTCCGTGAGCACACCTACGATGTCACCGGCAAGACCAACTCCGAGGGCGCTCTGGGCCTGATGGACGGCACATCCCTGAACACCGCTATGCAGCGTGCCTGCGGTGATAACAAGGGCGCTTTCAGCCTCGCTATCATGCACTCTGCCGTTGCAACTGGCCTCGAAAATCTCAAGCTGCTGGCGTACATGAAGTACACCGACAAGGACGGTATCGAGCGTGAGCTGCAGATCGGCACCCTGAATGGCCGCGCTGTTCTGGTTGACGACACCATGCCCGCCGTGGAAACTGTCACCACCATGGAGGTGCAGGGCGTTTACACCATCACTGTCAGCACTGCTGGCGTGAACAGCGACACCATCACCGTGGACGGCCAGACCTATACCTTTGCCACATCCACCTCCACCGCCAACAAGACCCTCAAGACCGGCGATGCCGCTGCTGAGGCTCAGGCTCTGAAAACCGTGCTGTCTGCCCAGTATGAGGGCAAGTTCATCGTCACCGTTTCTGGTGCTGTCGTTACCCTCAAGCAGATTTTCGGCGGCGAGGGCAATCTGCCTGTCGTGACCGTTTCCGGCGCTGTCAAGGCCGCTGCCGCCCAGACCACCGCAGGCGTGGCTAAGGTGTCTCAGACCCGTTACACTACCTACGTTCTGGGCGACGGTGCTATCGAGTACACTGACTGCGGCGCTAAGGTGCCTTACGAGATGGATCGTGATCCTCACACCAACGGCGGCGAGGACACCCTTTATGGCCGTCAGCGCAAGTGCTTTGCCCCCTACGGCATCAACTTCACCAAGGCCAAGATGAAGAGCCTGTCTCCCACCGACGACGAGCTGGAGGACGGCGAAAACTGGGAACTGGTGAACTCCAACGAGGCCGAGGGCAAGCAGTACATCGCCCGCAAGGCCATCCCCATCGCCCGCATCCTCTCTCTGGCCTGATCTCAGGTCGCTTAGGAGGTTTACACATGGCACACGATATGTACCTCACCTTTGACGAGTACAAGGATTTTGGCGGCACCGTTGATGCCGCTGCGTGGCCTCCGCTGGAATATGCTTGCAGAAAACGCATTGATCGCTTGACGGATTCTCGTGTCCAGAACATGGCCGAGATTCCCGGAGCGGTCAAACTCTGCGTTTTTGTACTGGCGCAAATGGAAAGCGTTGTCGGTGCCGTGGCACAGGTCACATCACCCACAGTCACATCGTTTAACACGGATGGCTACACGGAGAATCACGGGAATGTGCCGGATGCCGATGCCGCAGCCAAGCAGATGAACGCCATTGCGGCGGATATGCTGTATGGTGAGTTGGACGATTACGGCGTTCCCCTGCTGTATAGAGGAGTGAGGTAAAATGCAACTTTGCAATGACACCATCACCCTGTACAACCGGCGATTCGACCCAGAGGAGGATTGCGACGTTTATGGGCGCACCGTCATCCGGGGCGTTCACTGGTTTAACTCCGAAGCGACCACCGTTGACAGCACCGGGTTGAAAGCGGCAAACAAGGTCACAATCCGTATCCCTACGGATGCGGATTTCGGCGGCAAGGTGTATCTGCCCCCTAAGCAGT